TAACCATTGCTCATACAGTCTGTCTCCCATCACTGATAATGCTGCCCCTGCGTAGTGGAAGTTTTTATTATCGTAAAGCGGCGGCACCCCGTTCGTCAGCGCGGTGGGGGATAAGATATTAGTAAAAATAGCAGAAAATGATTCAAGATTTAGTGAATTATTAACAGCACTTGTAGAGGATAAACCGAAGATGGGGCCGACGCCAAGGAACGCATCGAGAGGCTTATCCTCCATGTCAATTAGAGTACCATAGGTATTAGGATCCAAATCCTGCTGCTGTGATATTACTTCAGGTATTGAAGAAAATGCTCTAACGCCATAATACCCAGCATCGGATGTAGTTCTTATATCTGGTGCTAGGCCAGCGGCGCCGATGCCGAGCGCGGCGCGCTGGGCGTCGTAGACAGCTAAGTCACCCTCAGTAGCTCCTCCTGGGGCGATAGCAAATACACCATATGGGTAATATTGATAATCAGGTTCACTGCCAACGCCAAAGCCAGAATTAACCTGTACCCTAATAGTATTAAAGGATGCCGCTGCGCTGAAGATTGCACTAACGCTATCAATAAAGTATTCAGTTAACTCTCCGTGAGTGGCCGCAACCTCGTCATTATCTTGAGCAGTGTAACCTTCAGATTCTCCTTGATTCCATAATAATGTTACATTTCTAAAGCTATTCTCTCCTAGATTGGCTTTAATCGCTTGTAGATTGGTTTCAAACACATCCCAAATAGTTCTACCTGAATTTCCCAGTATTGAAGGTAAACTATTGTTAGCGGTTCCGCTAGGACACCAAGTTAAACGCAAATCATTATAGGGTGCTCCTTGTATCGTAGCGGGCAATCCAGATAGATTAGCAACGAACGATCCATCTACAGCAAATTTATAAAAATAAGTATTAGGAACTTGTTCATTTACCGATCTTCTAATAAATCTAACTTCTGGACCCCATTTGTTGGGTCCATACCCCCCACCTAAGGTAGTATAGGTGTTAGTACCAGGAATAAGACTAGACCATGTTTTTTCTATCATGTTCCAGTATTTTACACCAGTCTCCAGTATCGGTTGATTTTGACCAGCAGGAGAGTTATTCACGTTGGCATAGCCGTTCATATTGCTCTGACCGGCAAAGATTACTAGATTATTATCCCCGGTAACCGACTCGGGTATAGTCTGAGCATTTTCAACGATATGCGCGTGGCGACTAAATCCTTCTCCGTCTTTTCCAAAAGTTATAGCTTGGAAAGTATAGTTGCTCACATCTAAAGCTGCACTAGCTGACGGTATCCCAGAAAGCTCTGGGTTTATCGTCAGGAAGTCTGTAATCGTTTGTCCGAAACCTTGAGTAAGCATTACGAGCCTATTGATATACTATCTATTACTGAGTGATTAGTGACTTCAGTTACTGGTACAAAGCTCTTAGCATATCTGTAAGAAAGTTTAGAGCCTCCCTCTGTACCCATTATAGCCTCAGTCTCATTCTTGTTTCTTGAGGCTAAACCTGTAGCAGAATTCTTACCTGTAATATTATTAAAGAATCTAAAGATAGTTCTTAATTCATCCTTAGTCAACTCTACTCGATATTCAGAACAGTTGCCTACAATTTCAGGAATATGGCAGAGAGGATCCTGATATGTTCCATTAACGTAAATCTCAGAAAGCTTCTTTAGAGTTTGATTATGGATAGTTACAGAATCCAGTAAAAGGAATTCTTTATCAGATCCGTTAGGGTATAAGAATACTTCCACAACGTAGTTCTGGTTTTTTCTGTGTAGTAAGGAATGATTAACCCGATAATCTTTAGGAAGTAGTATGTCCCGGTTTCTAGTGTTAAAATCTATGGTGAACTCGTCAAAGTCCTCCCTCCTTAGTCTGCCTACAGGGGACGAGGCTGTTCTGGTAGTTAATGTAAGCTCTGAACAAGGATATCTCCTAATTTCAGAAGGTCGTTGCTCTCTCACCCGTTGATCGAACTGTAGGCGATGAGAATACTTGACCATGACATCTTCTCTAGATGGAAGGGCAGCGTGCTGAGTCCACACCCCATTAGCGTCGTAAGACCACATCATGCCGCTTTCAGGTTTGGTATGAATCCAAACTCCCGCTACTCTCCCTCCAAAGTTGACGCCGACATCGTCAGATACCAGAGCCCTAACCTTTACCTGATGATTGTGGTCAGGTAGAAGGAAGTTGGTAGCTATCGAGCGGTCAGGGGTAGCAGCATATTTAGAAATATCAAATCTTATGCGAGAAAGACCTGCCAAGGCTCTAGAAAGTATAAGGGTATTATCGTAAAGGTAAGGATCCTCTGTAGTGCTCTTAAAAATACTATTAACCCTAAAGATAGAGAATGAGTTATCGTATGCAATACCTGAAGTATGGACAAGCTCAACGCCGCTTACTGCACCTGATAATACCTTTTCAAAAGTATCCAGATACATGTCGTTAGCTCCTGTAGCGGTGTAGGCTAGATCTCCAGAGAATGCATCGCTAATCTGAGTCAGGCCCGCAGTGCTCGATAAGGAGGATGCTACAAGATCATTTACACTAGAGTCTGCTCCTAATACCTCAAAGTCATGGTTAAATAAAGTCGGACCAAAGGTGTGGGAGAATATGTTAGCGCCATCTACGTCCTGCTGCCATGGAGCCATAGCATGCCACTCAAACTCAGTAGTGTAAATTCTGTAAAGACGATGAAGGTCTCTACCAAATGAGTAGGAGTAGTAGTCTTGAGTTGAATTAGGGAACTCCCCGTTGTTCTCAGTTGCAGAGTTAGCATACGATTGATACACATTGCTAACAGAGTCAGTCCAAGAATCGACAGGTCCATATGTAGCCGACGCTTGCTGAAGCTTTACCCTTTCCTTAATACCATGCATTACAGCATAAATCTCAGGAAGCTGACACCTATCGTTCTTAATACTCCAGGCACCGCGAGCTAAAAGAGCATTGCTAACATCGTAGCCGTAATAATTGTCTGAGGAGCTAACCCCTTCACAACTTCTCCAAACATCAGGTAGATTAACGTGATCCGCTACTGGCTCGAATGCATGGCTGCTCGGGATATACCCCAAAGGAAAGCCGCTTAAGTTTTCGGTCATTTCGAAAGACGTAGGCATGTTAAAGCCTGTCCTATCGTAATAGCCCGCCATTGGAATAACTTTTTCGTAAGATCTGCGCCTTAAAGATGTTCTAGGAATGTCTGTGAGACCCGTCGCATTTAGCAACTGAGGATCTACGGTAGTTTCAATTCTGCCTAGATCCTGGCCTTCAGTTCTGTAGTCTCTTAAATAGGAGTTGAACTCATAGCCACTGATCTCATAGTTACGGGCAGGGCTAGGATCTATCTCCACCCTGTTAGGGCTTATTATCGGGAGCGAAGAGACCTCTGCGGACGCAACAGTATCTTCGTAAGAGATTTCTAGATTAATGAGAGGTATGGAGTGTGCTGGGGCAAAGCCTTTAGCAATCTTGGAGGCTACCAAGAAGGACTCTCCTGTAGAAGAAGCTTCTAAACTGTCACTGGTAAAGTCAAAGGAACTAGCATCTAGAACGACTTTAAAGTGAGATGATTTCCCAGACCATAAGGAAGCATACTCAAACTTATTATCAAAGCTGCTCGCTACAAGACTAGCAAGGTTTGGAGCTTCGTTGTATCCAGAGGTAAACAGGAGAAAGCTAGAGTTCCTAACCTCATCATCAACATTCAGTGCGTTGTCTGTTAGATAGGTGTTAAACTTATTGGCAAAGTCTACGGAGCATCCATAACATATTAGCCGATCCTCCATAAACTCGATTATCTCTTTGTTTAGCTCAAAGTTAGCGTAATAAGGATACTCCTCGAAAGGGGGGATAGGATAGGTGCGTCCTCTAAAGGTGAAGCCTTTTTCTTGATTAGGTAAATCACCAAACCTATCACTAAATCGTTCATAGGTCTCTAATAGTATCTTATCAACAACAAGCTTCAGGTTCTCGTCCTGGGATGTCGGATCAAACCCAGAGACCCCCATATCAGTAGCTAAAGTCGGAGTCCAATCGTTGTTAGTCTTGAAGTAGGTTGAGTCAGTTGCTAACGCATAGTAAATGAGGAAAGGCACGTATGATTCGTGCATCTCATTTACTTTCGTCTGGATGTCGAACTGTCCCTTAGGTAAAACGCTGTTAACAGCAAACTGCAAAGCTTTCTTAGTTCCAGCCGCCTTGTAAATGTCTACAGCATTTCTAAGTTGTAATCTCCATCTGCTAGGATCATTTCCAAACAAATCCCAACCTATAAGTTCAGCCAGTAACGGTAAGAACTCGTCAGGGCACTCATCAATATCGTAAAGAGTCGCTAACCTTTCGCTATCATTATTAATGTCATATGCAAAAAACGACAAAGCCCTTAAGAATTTTGTAAAAGGACCAGCAGCAATCTTAGTAGAAGTTAGAAGGGTAGAGTCAATATACTGTTCAAACTTTTCCCTAACAGTAAAATCAGACTTATCAGCTTGAAGAGGTGAATAAATAATATCCACCCATGTCTTCAACTTATCAAGCTGTTGAGTTCCACTAAGATAGGAATCTGTAGAGCTTACAAAGTCTGAAGGGAAATATTCAGTATGCTCGTTTCTCCATACAAACTCCATAAGACCCTTAATACCGTCTTTAAGCTGTATTGGGTTGCCTCTGTATATTTTGTTAACTAGCTCATTAGCTACAAAGTTGGAAGGGTCGTAGGATATACCTGTGGTGTTTAAGAAGTACATCCACGATAGGTTCTCAATAAGGTAGTTGTGAGCGGCTGACGGAACCTGGGAGTCTTCAAACTGAGCAGTAGGAGAGTTTAAAACAATGCTAGGTAATAATGTACCGGAAATGTAATTAGCAAATTCCCCACTAGTTTCGTAGCTTACTAATGACTTTCCTAGAGGCTTAAGTATTTTATCTTCAAACCTTTCTGAGGTAATATTAGTTAAGTTATTCTGCTTTACAAAGAAAGGGGTTATACCCTCCAAAGTGTCAATGTCGCTGTATACTGTATTTTCAACAGAACTAATTGACATAAAATCATTTAAGTTATTGGCTAGAAGTATGTTATCATTTATAATCTGGTCACGCAAGTCATCGTGCTTGCCGAAATTATCAGTATCATCCTCAGTAAGGAACTCCGGTAGAATATACTTTAAGGCTTCGAAGTAATTAGGCTTAAAGTATTTCTGACCTGTTAAGTAGGTTTTCCCTGTTGCCATTATAGAATCTCTGCTCTAATTGATAGGTTATTCAGTTGAATAACCTCATTAAACCCAAGGTCAATCCGGTTAGGAACATTATCCACGGATGCGAACCTTATTTGAGGCTCCTCTAGAATAGCCTTAACAACCTGTTGAGGCTCGAACGGCTCCCCGAACTCTAAGTTATCCACATTAAAGAAAGAGGTGACGAGATCTCTAGCTCTAGCCATAATAGTAGGCTTTTGTTTGTTAAACTTTCTATCCAAGACAATAGTGACGTTTAAATCTAAAGTTCTAATAAGCCCATCGACAATGATAGGATCATCAGTTATCATCTTCTTGTCATCAATGGCTTGTAATAGCTGAAGTTTATATTCCTGGGTTGCCTGCCTAAGTCTTGTATCAGAAGCCTTCTCTAATACAAATATATCTAAGTTGTTAGCAGAGGAATAAGCTTTTCTAGCAGATACCGTAGCCTTACCTGTAGAACCGTAGTTAGACGCAAACGTATTAGCAAAAGCTTTATAATCTGCTAATGTCACTAGTCGGTCCTGTGATCTAAACTTCAAAGGAGCGTAACGTTTAGCTTTAGCCACGGACTCAGCGTCTGCACCTCCAGTGGCTATAGAAATGTTTTCCACAGTAACTGTAGTCGGTTCAGACCCACCACCATCTAAACCAGCAGTACCATTAACGGGAGCATTTATAAACCCGTTAGATATATTTCCTCTGGAGCCACCGCCTACTCGATAAGTTATATTGTAAACGTCTCCAACAGCAGGAGCCCTTCCAACAGTATCATCCCCAAACAAGATAGATGCTCTAAAAGAGTCGTCAGTAACCACTTGGAATACTTTGTCCGAAGCTCCAGATGCGAAGTATATGTTATCCTCTTCTGTGTAAACGCCGTTAGTGTTCTCTGTCCCGTCAATGAATATTTGAGCACTCTTCTCAATATAAGGGAACTGAGACAAGTTTACAGATTTTACAATATCGGGACTAGCAAACGTCCCAGACTCCCTAACTAAAGCACCTTCGATAAGGATAGCACTAGTAATGACAGGAGTGCCTGTCACTTCAAACTCAAAAACTAAATCAGAAGTATTGCTTTCAAGGTCTATTGACCCATTAGTGTTAACCTTATACAATGTATATGTAATAGGAGCGCCGTCCTCAGGGGAGGTTATTGTTACTACTCTCTGATTCGGTGTTAAGGTTAAGCTGCTAGCATCTCCTGTAGGGGTGAAGCTTAGAGAGGCATTAGCAACAGCAGCTATTGGGCCTTTCATTCTAACGCCTACTAGTTCTAAAAGCTTCTTAACACTAGAACGCTCTCTAGCCGTTCTTATGAAGCTCTCGTTAGCTAGGTAGTCTGATTTGTGTGATTGAATGTGTCCTATTGCAGCCATTAACTCAATCAAAAGCATTCCGAAGTCAGACTCCTCAAAGTTATCATAATCTTGAGGAAAGTTAGCTTTTACATAATTGATCAGGTTAGACCTCAGGGATTGAAAGTCTGAGGCTGCGAAGTTGATAAACTTTTCTTTATCACTCAATTCTTCTGGAATGAGCTTTAAGAAATCAGATTGTACGGTTCCTGAGAATGACATTAAACTCTAATCCCCACGTCAAACGAAACAGACTTAGCGTCCTTGAAAGATAAGAACAGCTTTACATTAATATTATTGCCTCTAGTCTCAAACACTTGAATCTTAGACAAAGACAAGAACGGTAAGTATTTACGAACGGGAATCTCAATCTCCTCTCTTATTAGGTTAAAAGTAACCTCGTCGAGAGGCTCCATCAGAAACTTCCTAAGATTAGCTCCATAATCTGGAAGCATGAATCTCTCACCTTTACTGGTTCTTATTAGATTTGACACCATTGCCTTTATCAATCCAAGGCCAGAACCTTTGGTAAAGTATCCATTTCCAGGATCAGAGACAATAGGGTATGAAAACCCTTGAATCTTCCTAGTCTGCCCAGTAGACGATCTAAGCACCGAAGGGGCTGCTGTTTGTCCAAAAAGTTCTATAGTGTCAGAGATAGGCATTGTTAGATTCTAATATTCTTAAAGAATTCCTTAGTGGCGTTATAGTTATTTAGCACCTCAGAAGCAGTAAGGGGCTTTGAATAGAATCTAGTGCATCCTAGATATCCCCTAAGACCACTTACCTTACCGCCCCATTCGCCTCCCATGAAGTTACCTT